AAAATAAAATTTGGTTTTGTACCTGATGTAACTATAGGAGCATATGTTGGAATATTCGCTTCACCATCAGGCTCAAAACCAGAAAGGTTAAATACACCAGATCGATTTGCAGTAACATATGTTCCATTCTCTGTTGCACTAAAATAAAGCCCATACCCCCATCCTATATTAGGTAGACGATTTTGATTTCCATTTATTGGAGTTATGTTAAATGTTACGCTTAAATGAGTCGTATCATTCATTGTAAAAGTATTTATTATAGCAGGAGTTACACTTGGTAGAGCATATACACCAGATGCAGTACTAAAAAAAGGAGAAGGTCTAGCGATATTATTTGGTGCTCTTGATTCAATATATAATTTATTGTAGTTATCGCCTGATATCGAACTTGTAAGAGTTATTGTGGCTCCTGGCGCAAAATTAGTTTCGGCATATGTAAGAGTTCCATTATTTACAGTAGATACATAGGTATTAGGGGAGTCAGTTGTATTTGTATAAAGAACCCAGTAATATATTACATCTTGATCGGTAATTGGAGGTGACTGCATAGTATTTTGAGGCGCAATTCTTACATTTGCTAATGTATTAACAGCAGTAATAGTAAATGTTACACCCGTAACCGTTTGTGTCACAGGATCATAGAAAGAATAATTAGATGGTTCTGAAATAGTTGAATCCGAAATATTACCACGCATATCAGACGCAACCATTGCGGCAGTATAGTAATAACCTGTATTAATATAGAAGTCTATATTACCACCACCTTGACTATTACATAGTTGAATACTATAGTCATCTCCTCCCCCAACTGATTGCGCACCTTGAAATTGTGTATAGAAACCTATGGTACTACAAGTTGTATATGTTCCTTCAGCTGTTATATTCGAATATAAACCGATTGTAAATAGAGTACTTACTATGCCTGTAGGATTAGGAGGTGCTGCCATTGAAAAATTTAAATTTATATTAAGAGCAGATGCGTTAATTAATGTGCTAAATGCAGTAATTGAAGGAGTGGACATAAGCGATGGAGTATGTTGTACAGCTATACTCTGTGAATTGGATGAAGTTCCACCACCACCTGTTGAATTAGTAGTAATATATAAATAGTCATTTACATAATTTATTGTGTAAAACTTGTAGACCATAAAATAATATTCGGATGTTCCAAATACACTTGAGACACTTGTAGTTGTTCTAGTTCCAGAATCTATTAGTACTGAGCTTGTTGAACTATATAAACTCCATGTATAGTTAACTGGATTTACTTCATAGGAAGTAGGAATTGGTACAGGATTCCAATTAATATTTGCAGTTGAATAAGTTTGATTATATGTAAATGAGACTACATTTCCAGATGGAGGATATGGAATTACTTTTGGTTTTATAGCAAGTGGACCACTAAAAGAGTCAGACGTTTCCGTAGATGTTATGAGACCTGTGTTAGCTCCAAATGAATGGTCGGGAGCTGTTTGAGTCCATGTAGGTTGAAAATATGCCATATGGCTCTGTTTATTGTATTTAAATTAATTTATAGTAAGAATACCAATGCAATCGTCTTTATGAATTAATACCAACTACAACTGATGAAGGCGCGCCACCTACACCTCCAGGATTATATCCAGCTAATATTGTTGTTACTGTATTGGGTGGTATTGAAGAACTGCTATGTGTATTTACAATTTGTATAATAGCACCACCGCCAGATCCTCCACCGCCAGATGCACCTGCTACTAAAGTTCCATTTCCATTTACACCTGATGCGGTAATACTACCACTTGATGCACTGACTGTTCCTTCACATATTACAATAACTACTCCACCTGTACCAGAGTTACCAGCTGCTCCTCTTGCTCCTAGAGGCTGACCACCAGGATTACCTGTACCACCAAAATTATAATCATCCCCCCCAGCTCCACGACCTCCTTGTCCTCCACGTGAAGAACCATTTGTAGCATTTACAGCCGAACTATTATCAATTGAACCACCACCAGCACCACCTGAAAAGGGACTTCCTGACCCTCCATCTCCAGGAGTTTCTCCTCCCGTAGCTGTAATTGCTGTACCACCTGCACCACCTCCAGCAGTCGTGAGATTTATATAAGTGGGTCCAACTCCAGATTGAGTCGCTGTTCCATTGATACCAAATGCATTAGGAAATGGTTCAGTATTTGTAGGACCACCAAATGAATTATTATTACAAGCTGTTCCACTACCTCCCTCACTACCAGCTTGCAGCATTTGTATTGTAGTTATTAAACCACCATCTGAAGCAAATATATTATTCGCAATAGGTAGAGTAAAGCTTGAAATATTCGCACCTGTAGTATCTGTATTCGCTCCACATGCACTCATTGAAATAATTCCTTTATCGTTTACTATTAAATCTCCAGTGACATAGACAAGCATAAATAGTTTTCTTATTACATTTGGATCTGGTGCCCCCCTTGAAGGTTGTGTATATCCATTAGTTTGAGTAGGAATTAATACCACATCATTTGTTCCATTTCCAATTGTTAAATCACCTCTTACAATAATAAAATTACTTACTGAATCATTTATACCAGAAAAGAGACCAAGATTATAAATATCAGATTGTTGATTAAATACCGTTGTGGGGAGTACATTATATTCATACCTTCCACATGGATTACCATTTAATGTAAATGCTCCTCCAACAAATCGGTTACCATTATAATTAATTCCTGGATTTTGTACTGTAGTATCTACTCCACATGTCGCAATTGTCCTAGCAAAATCATAAAGTGTCGCAGCACCTGTATCTCCTCCTTGAAAAGTAATAGGTGGAATACAGATATAGAGCGGAGAATTAAATGGAAATTGTTGAGCATTCACAATCGCACGTCCAGTTCCATTATTATTTGTTACAAAACTATTGTTTTGACCTGGTGTAGGAACCCAGCTAAATGTATACGCCATCTCTACCTAGTAGGAAAGATTCGTTTTTTTTCTCGCAAACCGTACATATATCAAGTAAACTATAATAATCGGAATACTATAGAGGACTATATACAAGATTCCAATGTAACACCTATTTAGTTGTCTTGAAAAAATCAGTAAATACATGATAATCACCGTCATACACTAAATATGTAATTACAACGGCAAGAATTACATCGACCGTATAATGGGACCGCGTCAAGATAATCAATGCCATATTGAGTAAGTTAATAAAGTAAAAGAATGCGGGACTTATGATTCCCTGTCTCCAAAAAATCAGTGTAGCGAGTAAAACAAAGGCGGTGTGTCCACTGAAGACCTTATCGTAGCAATTGCCCTTAAAATAATGGATAAATCCCATTGCCGTATCGCACTTGTCGTGCTTAGGAAGAATGGTTGCTATGGTTGTAATGGCACGAACCACCATAATCAAAAGAAATTTTGCGCCAAACTCTTTTACAATCGGAAGCGCATTTGGAATAAAAAAGAAGCTAAGTGCAGTCAAAGTTATAATGATATGATTATACGCTTTGTAGTCATGAAGATCGGGAAGACTTAGATGAAGTAAATCAAAAATCTTACCTTGCTGGTCTGACTTATAGAACTCATTGCCGAGTACTTGAACAAAATAGTTTGATGCGAAGACCAAGACTAATAAAAATCCGACCCACAGTGTATCCCTCATCCTACTCTTAGTTAATAATGTAGAGATTCGGATTGATATAATTTTCAAAATACGGATAGTATTTGAATTCCTTTTTATAAACGACGTCAACAGGAAGAGTTAAAAGCGAATTGATTGACCAGTCTTTAATAAACCCCCATTTATACAAAAAGACATTTGCTGATGTTGTATGAAACTCTTCACTTTTACGATGTGCTTCATTTTTAACAATATCTCCTAGAGGTCGCTGTATAAAATGATACTCGTGTATTGTATCGGTCCAAGGATTCCAATAGCGACCATGAGCATTATCTAGATAGGCTCCATGGTTACGAAGACCAATAAATACACGTATAAAATAATCCATTTCTTGATATCCAATGTTACAATAGCGTTCATCAAATAATCCAACGGTTTCTATACATTCAGGACGAATAAACTGACATTCGTCACCACGTCCAATTGATAAGTAGTGACAGTCATGTGGTAAGTCATAAACCTTTTGAAGCCAGTCGGGTGAAAGACGTGAATCGATTTGAATCGCAATGAGTGCATCGACTGCAGGCTCAGCAAGACTTTTAAATGCGTTAAGAATACATTGATTCCAACTTCTGGCTAAATGACCTGTTGAAAAGTCGGGACGTACTACATTATTAAGAATCTTTACAGTTGGATGCTCAATCACCCCGAAATTATTAATAATTGTTAACGATAATGTTCCACACAATTCTGCTTCACGTACACCCGAGCAATCATAATAGGCTTGAATAAAAGGTTCAATTGGTTCGGAATATCGTACAGCATAGACTGCCAACCTCATTAAAATATAGTTCATAGACCATATTTAAATCTAAGAATAGAATATAAGCAATGTTTGGATTTGGTAAAAAGACTGCGCCCGCAACTGCGCCTGCAAATGGAGTAAAGAAGACAGGTTATAGTTTTGGATTTGGTACGAATACTCTTCGTCAGAAAGCAGCGCGTGCAGCTGCCCAGTCCTCTGGAGTTGGCCCCCAATGGACATATTTTAATTATACTACAGGTCTATTTGAAGTTGATATAGTTAGAGTTGGAAAGCCAAACTTTACTATTTCAGGTAAAGATGCGACTGAATTAAAGAATAACTATCTTTCTGGAATGGATGATACCACAAGTTCAGGTATTGGTCTTGGTGCAAATGCCGCGCGTGCTGCCGCAGAAGGTACAGCTGCTGCCGCGCGTGCTGCCGCAGAGGGTACAGCTGCTGCCGCGAAATATGCGGCTGGGCGGGCGCAGTCTGTTGCAAAGGGCACCGCGCAGCGTGTGGCGGGTGTAGCAAATGTCTTATATCGTGGTAAACAAGCACTAAAGGGTGGTAGCACGCGCCGTAATCACCGTAATCGCCGTGAGTCCACTCGTCGCAATCGCCGCAATTAGTTTCCAAATAGTAATGCTGAACGACCCTTTTCAAACTCTAGTGCCGCCCATGTTTCCACATAAACATCTAAAAAGGTATTTGGTGTCCCGGGCAAAGCAGCAAGTGTAATCAAAAGCGTCGGTCGATCCGCCGTAGTAAAGTTAATGGAGCCCTCCAATTGCCGAGCAAATGGAGCATTCCGTCCCACAAGATCTCCCAGAGACCAGTTCATAAATGATAGGCTGTATCCCGAATCCCGCTCCTCTTTAGCATGTTGAACGAGTTCATGCCATACAAGTGAACTCCATGACGTCTCTCTATCACGACCCGCAATAATTAGCGCAAGCGCAGTATAGGCATTACTCGTATAGCTCCAACGTTGATTCGCCTGTAATGCCGTTTCTGTACGAAAGCTCATGACGCTACGAACAGCTGGATGTTCGCCATCTAGACGTCGGGATACAAAGGCTGTTCCTCCACGTGACAACGGAGCATAATCAATCTGTCCTTGTGTAAAATTATTCTCATAATGACGCTCAAATGGAAAAGTCAAGACAGTTTTACGCAGTGTATCTTGTGTTTCACGGTCCGTATAGATATGACGTGTTTCAAGCTGAATCACAGGTGACGGGATATCAAGACGTCCAATTGTAGTAAAGGCTGTTACTCCTACACTTGTTTGTATTTGAAAGTCTTTACTCCAAGGCGTCGGCTTTGCCCGTCCATCTGATGCTTCCACAAGGTCCTCCAGTTTTCGCAGAACACATCGCACACGAAACGCCTGCTCTGTAGCACAAATTCGCGGAAATCCACCATCATCTGCACTCTGACATCCTACAAGTGGTAAAGCGAGGCGCAGACGACCAGGTGTCGCATTTCGTTGAATCGCCAGGTCTGAGCCACTGTGAACTCCTGTTAGCGCATTTTCCAAAAAGGCTGAACCAAGTGAGCCACGACTACGAGTGATTGCAAAGAGTTCATCTCCACTCCATTCCTGTAAAAGGAGTCGGTCCTGGAAAAACTGAATCTTTTCAAAGAGAAAATACCCAATACCGCGTGTATATCCATAGGAGACTCCTGATAGATCAGTAATGACTGAGCTACCATTAAGAGTAGCCTGTGCTTCAGGAAGCCATGTAGGAAGGTCAATCACCAGTGTCGGCTCAATAACAACATCTCCTGCGATTTCAAATTGAAATTCAATGGAGCGACCAAACTCAGTGGCTTGAAGGGGCGGAATACGACGAAGTTCGTGAATGAGTGCTGGCTGCGGTTCATATCGATTATCATATGGAAAAAGCGCAGTCGCATCATCTGAGATAAAGTAGACATCCTTATTGCCTCGTGAAATGAGTTCATAAAGGGGTCCTTCACTTGTTACATTACCCGCATTCATCAGCGACTCTTGTCTATGATAAATGAGTTTTTCTATTAAGGATTCACGCGTCTGCCTCTGCCTCTGCCTCTTCAACAGGCGCAAGTAGTTTCAATGTTGCCGCCCTTTCAACACGCTTGGGTAGGTCAATCACCGCCTTTCGCCCATATCGCGCAAACCAGAATTCATGTGTCGCCTCCTCACCGTCCTTAATCCATGTATCTAAGAATGCCTTTGCCTGTTTATAGCCGGGGTCAGATACGACTATACCAAGTTCTTTTAGTTTCATTAAAAGTGTTACTGCTTCTTGAACACGCTCCGCCTTTGTCTTATACAGCACCATACTAGCCCTACTGAGCATTCGTTGTATAGACATTTACCGTGCTTAGATAAAATCGTCCTTGCGCAATCAGATCGCGTTGCTCATAATCTGTATACTTGTATATCGCAGTTGTCAATGTACTAAGCGGAGTCGTATTTCCATAACCTCTCTGCGGTGTTAGCACCTGAGCCTGATAGTTAATCCACTGAGTACCAGACTGTATATTTTTGATGTATTGGCTGAAGTCCATGCGTTCTATCTAAAAGCCTGAAATTCAGTTATCTAGAAAGAAGAAATGTGTGGCATCTTTGCCTGCATTGGTAAACAATGTCCGGACATTGAGGAATGTGTTGCCAAGCTAAAGAATCGTGGACCTGAAACGACTGCGATTCTTAAAAAGTCCTGTGGCACATTCGGTTTTACTCGTCTCGCAATTAATGGTTTGAATCCAAAGGGGATGCAGCCGTTTACCCGAAACGGAATTACATGGATTTGTAATGGAGAAATCTATAATGCGAAGGCACTCTCCAAAGAATATGGTATTCCTATGCCCTCGGGTTCAGATTGTGAGGTTCTTGGTCCACTATATGAGGCTCACCGAGATTCACCTGAATCATTTTTCCGCTCTCTTGATGGTGTATTTGCGATTATTCTTTATGATGAGGCAAATGACCTCTTACTCTGGGGTCGGGACCCTTATGGAGTTCGTCCACTTTTTGCAGCATGGTCATCAAGTAAAGACGTTAGTCTATCAGGAATTAAGGACTTTAGTGCGCTTACATTAAAACTCAATATGTATGGCTATTCTACAAATAGTCTTGTGCTTG